TTTAGCGTGGACAACTGCGCAAATGCGTCGTTGTCGTGGCTGGAATCGTGCTGCATCCGGTTTGGTATACCGACTGCACAGTTGGGCGGCTATCTGTGCTACCTGGCTGACCGCAACCAGTACAATCCCGTGGCCAAATGGATCACCAGCAAACCGTGGGACGGTCATGAACGATTGCCGGCACTGATTAGCACGATCAAGGCTCAGGGAGAAGAAGAAGACCTGTCAATTGGGGTGGTCAAAGAGTTGCTGTTGCGGCGCTGGATGATTTCGGCTGTTGCTGCCGCGTTCGAGCCGAACGGCGTTTCGGCTCACGGAGTGCTGGTGCTGCAGGGCGACCAGTACCTAGGCAAAACGGCATGGTTCAAGTCGCTGGTTCCGGCTCATCTAGGCGTGATCCAAGATGGGCTTATTCTACGACCGGACGACCGCGATAGCGTAAAGCAAGCCGTATCGAATTGGCTGGTTGAGCTTGGCGAGCTGGATGCCACTTTTCGCAAGTCAGACATTGCCCAACTGAAAGCATTCATCACTAGGGACAAGGACACATTGCGCCGCGCCTATGCCAAATTGGAGAGCCATTACGCTAGGCGCACAGTGTTTTTCGCCAGCGTGAACCCGAGCCAGTTCTTGCATGACCCTACAGGCAATCGGCGTTACTGGACTATCAGCTGTGCAGCAATCAACCATCAACACGGCCTTGACATGCAGCAGGTATGGGCTGAGGTGCTGGAGATTTACCGCAGCGGCGAGCCATGGCGGCTTACCGACGATGAGGTAGGTTTGCTGAATGCCCACAATAAGGATTTTGAGATGTTAGACCCGATCAAAGAGCGGTTGCAGACTCGTTACGATTGGGACGCCCCTGCACAATGCTGGCGCTGGATGACGGCCACCGACATCATGCTGGAACTGGGCTTTGATCGCCCAGGACGTGCCGACGTAACCCATTGCGGCCAGATGGTGCTTGAACTGAATGACCGGCAATCAAAAAAAACGAACGGACGCAAGCTGTCGTTTGTGCCGCCAAAACGCGAGAACGGAGAAGGTCGGTATGCGTATTGATTCAGATGCTTATTCTGGCTGGTTTTGGCGGTTACCATAGGTTACCCTAGGTTACCCTAGGTTACCCTAGGTTACCCTGCTGGTTACCCTGCGTTTAATCCATGTATTTCAATGGCTTACATACTACAGGGTAACCTAGGGTAACCTAATATATATAAAACATAAGAGAATTGGTGTAATTATGGGCTAATATATGGAATTGTAGCTACCGGATACCCTAGGTTACCCTGAAATTGCAAAAATACTAGATTAATCATGCGGTTGCGCACAGGGTAACCTGTTTTTGCCCAGCTTTTGGTTACCCTGATTCCACATTCACCGGACAAGATGATCGCCAAGATTGCCAGCAGTTTGGAGTTCTGACGCCAGAACAAACAAAAGCCAATATCAATTTCTGCGCAACATGATATAATTAACACATGAGAAACAAATGCCAGATCATTTCAAAAAAGCAGCATTTTTCAAGCCTCGTCACGTAGCTGGCGTGAAAAACAACCGTATCATCGAGCTGTCACCAGACCCAGATGTACCATTGCAGCGTGGGGCGTACCAGCACGCTCAACAACTGGCCGCAGAAATGGGGAGCGTGACAAGCCGCTGGAAAGCAATCTTAGACGGCAAGTTCATTTTCGGCGACCTGATAGAGGCGCTAATTGTCAACAACAATTGGTTGGTGCGCGAGCTGTGGATTAATACGTTGTCGTTCGACAATAACAACGTGGATTCGCTCGAAAACCTGCTGAACGGGGATTTTGTTCAGGAGATGAACGTGATCATCTCTGACTATTTTTACAGTCACGAAAGATCAAGTCTGATACGCTACGCGTATGACCGTCTTGACAGGCAAGATAAATTCCAGTTAGCTGCATGTCGCACACATATGAAAACCACACTGATATGGGTTGACGACGGAACGCCGGAAGGGCGCAAAATCGTGATCGAAGGCAGCGCCAATCTTAGGTCGTCCGCAAACATCGAGTCGATTACAGTCGAAGAGTGCCCTGTTTGGTTCGACGTGAATCGAGACCTTATGGCCAGCATCGTCGATCGTTACAAGACAATCAACAAGCCACTCAAGAGGGATGAACTATGGCTAGCGGCTCAAACGGCAGTACAAGGAAAAGCAATCTAGCCGCCTACCGGACAGCACAGACGGCGGCGAAACAACGTAACCCGCAACGACAGTAACCACAAATGGCAACCGAGAAAAAGCAAACAAAAAAGACAGAAGAGCCGAAGCAAAAGAAAAAAGCTGGCAGAAAGCCGCGCGAAATTTCCACAGAGCTGCAAGCGGAAATTATTGCTGCACTAACTAGCGGCCAATACACGCTCAGGCAACTTGCAAGCAAGTTCGGCATCCCTGAGTCAACAATTCGGTTGAGGTTTTCTAACGTTGCTGCGCGCACTATTTCTGCAGCTAACCAGATGGTTAGCGCGAACCGCGCAATAAACAGTCTTCCGATTGCCGCGCAAGGAGCAGCAATTTCATTAGCTACTAAGTTACAAACAATGGCCAGCGTACTAGGGGATGCTGCGCTCGATTCGGCATTCGTTGCTGCGAAGGCCGCTGCTGTGGCAAAAAAACAGGCCGCATCGCTCGATGAATCAGCCGAGGAGCCGGACATTGACCGCCTGACAAATATTGCAGGGGCGGCTAGGATTGCCAGGGAGGCCGCCGGTCTGCCGCTACAGTTGCTGGCGATGGGAATGGACAAGGTGCGCGACATTGAGCCAGCGATAGACTCGTTGCCAAAGGCCGTTGAGGTCATGATCGTTGACGCAAGCGGGCCAGCCGTCATTGAGCACGATGCCAACGCTTAACCGCCCCCAAGGCCGCTTTCTGGCGTTGGACAAAAAATTTCGCGCGTTTGTCGCGGGATTTGGCACAGGCAAAACGTGGGTAGGGCTGGCCGCCCAAATGCAGTTTTGCTGGCGACATCCAGGGATCACAACGGGATATTTCGGCCCAACATACCCGCACATTCGTGACATCGCGTACCCGACGGTGGAAGAGGTCGCCCATGACTGGGGGCTGACGGCGAAAATCCGCAGGTCAGACAAAGAAATCGATCTGTACTGCGGGCGCGAGTACCGCAGCACCATCATTTGCCGGTCGATGGACTCGCCAGACTCGATCATCGGCTTCAAGATCGGCCACGCTACCCTAGACGAGCTGGACACGATGCCGATGCCAAAAGCCCAGCTGGCATGGCGAAAAGTTATTGCGCGGATGCGGTACAAAATCGACGGCCTGAAAAACGGCGTCGATGTAACGACCACGCCGGAGGGATTCCGGTTTACCCACAAGCAGTTCGTCGAGCAGCTGGGAGAAAAGCCGTGCTTGGCAAAATACTATGGGCTGGTGCATGCAAGCACGTATGACAACGCAAAAAACCTGCCGCCTGACTACATTCCGTCACTGGTCGCCAGTTACCCGCCAGAGCTGATAAAAGCGTATTTGAACGGCCAGTTCGTGAACCTCACGTCGGGTCAGGTGTACATCGAGTACGACCGCACCCGCAATACAACTGATGCCGTCATTCAGCCAGGAGAGACCATCCGCATCGGGCAGGATTTCAACGTCGGGAAAATGGCATCTGTGGTATACGTCGTGCGAAACGGGGTCTGGCACGCCGTGGATGAGCTGGCCGAAATTTTGGATACCCGCGCGCTGTGCACAACTCTGGCCGAGCGCTACGCAGGGCATCACGTGGTCATCTACCCAGATGCGTCTGGAAACAATCGGAAGTCGTCGAACGCGTCGGAATCCGACATAGCGCTCCTGCGTCAAGCTGGATTTACAGTCAACGTCAACAAGACAAACCCAGCGGTGAAAGACCGCGTAAACGCTGTCAACAAAGCGCTAACCGACAAACGTCTGCTAGTCAACACAGATAAATGTAAACGATTCGCAGCGGCGCTTGAACGCCAGGTGTATGATGCGAATGGCGAGCCTGACAAAAAAGGCGGTTACGATCACCACGCCGACGCTGGCGGGTATCCTGTGGCGTACGAAATGCCAATTAGGAAGCCGGTGCACAGCATCGGAAGAATCGGAGTTGCATACTAAAATGAGAATTATTCTATCGCAAGATAGGGGATAAAACGATGACCAGCTCAATCACTTCGCCGGCCCCGGAATACGCAGATGCGCTTGACGCCGTGCGTGACGTCCGCGCTGCAGCATCAGGGCAGCGCGCAGTCAAGCAAGGCAAGACCCGCTACCTGCCGCATCCGAACGCATCAGATGCCAATAGCAACGACGCTCGCACTCGAGAGTTGGCAGCATTGCGGTATCAGCAATACATTCAGCGTGCTGTGTACACTAATTACACAGGACAGACCCAGGTGACCATGCTGGGCATGGCGTTTCGCACCATGCCAGCCATCTCTCTGCCCAATGCGCTGGAATATGCGATCGAGGACATGGACGGCGGCGGCCAAGGGGTAAATCAGCTGGCCATGATGACGGTCAACGAGCTGATGTTAGGAGGGGTGGCAGGATTGCTGGTGGACTATCCTCGGGTAGACCAGCCGATTTCAAAGGAAGAGCAAACCGACATGGGCATTCGCGCGTTCTGTCGCGTGTACCCCATGGAGTCCATCATACGGTTCCGCACGCGCCGCATCGGTGGGCGCACGGTGGCATCCACCGTGGTGTTGCAAGAGAGAAAACAGACTGACAATGACCTGGTGGACGAAGAAGAACTGCAATATCGAGTGCTAACGCTGAAAGACGGCGTGTACACCCACGCCGTGCACGACGCTGACGGTCAACTGCAAGACGGCTGGCCGGTTCAGCCGCGCGCGAGCGGAAAAACCTTGAGCGAGATTCCGTTTTTCTTGGCTGGCGCTGTGCTGAACAACGTCGGCTATCAAGAACCGATGCTGGCAGACATCGCCGCCCTGAACCTAGCGCATTACCGCGACAGCGCTGACATGCAGGAAGGCATGCACATCGCCGGCCAGCCAACGCTGGTGCTGACATCTGACCTATCAATTGACCAATGGAACGAGGCCAACCCATCAGGCGTTCAGATCGGCAGCACTCGGGGGCTGTTTTTGGGCGCAAACGGCTCTGCCCAGCTCCTGCAAGCCCAAGCTAACAGCGGGCTGAAAGAGGCCATGTCCGACAAGGAATCTGCCATGCGCCAGATCGGCGCGCGGTTGATCGAGTCAAAATCCAGTAATCAGACCGCCGAAGCCGCCCGTATTGATGCTGGCGTATCCAGCGCGTCGCTGATGACAGTCGTGGAAAATACCGAAAAATCCCTTGTGGCAGCGCTGCGCTGGATGTGCGACTTCATGGCAGCTGACAAGGGTGAAGTAGAGCTGAAGATGAACCGCGAATTTTCCGCGATGGCACTGTCCGCTCAAGACGTCGCCGCCCTGGCCCAAGCAAACGGGCTGGGTCTGATCGCAAAATCAGACGCGCAGAACCGCCTGCGCGCCGCTGGCTGGATTGACCCTGATCGCACGAATGAGGACATAGATGCTGAGATTGCCGAGGCCGGTGATGGGTTGACGCCATGATGGGACTAATTACAGAGTGATTTTTTAGGCATAACGCCAGCCTGTGATGGCGTCGAAAAATATGAGTCAAAAAATGAAAACATACATTGGAACCAAAATCATTCAGGCAGAACCGTATGAAAAAGACTATGGGCCAACGGAAACGCATGGTCAACCTGGCTATCGGATTGTGTATCCTGACGGGGGCACCAGCTGGTCACCGAAAACGGCTTTTGAAGAGGCCTGCCGAGAGACATCTGCCATGTCGTTTGGACTAGCCATCGAAGCCATGAAAAAAGGCAGCCGCGTGGCGCGTACAGGGTGGAATGGAAAAGAAGGGACGTTCGCCTTCCTGGTGCAGCTCGATGAGGACGATACATTCATCATCAACGCCCGCATCGATATGAAGGCAGCAGACGGTTCGATGGTGGAGGGCTGGCTGCCATCAAAGGTAGACATGCTGGCCGACGACTGGCAGATTGTCGAATAACCCATGTCAGCCAACAACTGGCTCGTGGACGCCTACACTCGCCACCATATTTTTGTCGAGCGGTTCGCTGGAGGAGTATGGAAGCGCGCGCACCCGATATTCTCCGAGCTGGATAAGCGCTTGCGCGAAGCATTCGACGACGCGCAGAAAGCAGCCGAGGCGGCGGGTGGATCGCCGTCATGGGCAGCAACTCTCCAAGCCGATGTGCGCCTAGCACTTACTGCCATGTCGTCAGATTTTCGCGGCATACTGCGCGACGAGATGATCGGATTCGGGCAGTACGAGGCAGGGTTCAACGAGCGCATCATGTCAACCGTGGTGACTACACAGCTGTCAGGCGTGTCGCCTGAGATTGCACGGGTAATTGGCGAAAACCCTGTGATGCGGCTGTCTGGTAACAAATCCACCGATGTGCGCACCATTGACAGCATCGTACGCCAACTGGCCGCAGGGCAGGCTGATTTTGTCAGTCGAGAAATCCGAGTGGGGCAACTCGCTGGCGAGCCGTCGCATGAGATCGTCAAACGAGTGGCCGCTATAGTGCGAAACCGCACGCCAGCACAGGCAGAGGCCGTGGTGCGGACTGTCACGGCGGCCACCAGCGCTGCCGCACAGGATATATTTTCACGCCAGAACGCGGACATTATATCCGGTGAACGCTGGGTTTCCACGCTCGACAGACGCACCACAATTGGCTGTGCCGCACTGGATGGCAGGATTTTCCAGATCGGCGAAGGACCGTCCATCCCGCGCCACTACAGATGTCGAAGCAGGCGCGTGCCGCAAATCCGCCCAGAGTTTACTCTACCAGGGTTCGGCGGTGTGCGGGCGTCAGAGGCTGGCCCTGTTGGCGGGGGAAAAACCTACGGCGGATGGCTGCGAGACCAGGCGGCTGAATTTCAGAATGAAGTGCTGGGCGTGGATCGCGGAAAACTGTTCCGCACCGGGCGCTATCCAATTGGTGCGTTTGCAGATGATTCAGGCCGGGTGTACACTCTAAAGGAACTCTATGAACGCGAATCACTCACATTAAGACGATAGGAGCCACTAACAATGGCATTGAAAGCAATTCTCGAAACCCTCGAAGGGCTGGACGAAGCCACAGCGGCGCTGTATCGTGCTGACGGCGGCGCATTTGTGTTGGACATCGACGGCATTAACCCTGTTGGCGTGACAAAAAAAAACGCAGAACTGCTGGCAGAGCTGAAAAAAATGAAAGATGCGCAAGCATCCGAGGCCGCAGCTGCTGCTGAACAGCGCAAAGCAGAACTGACCCGTCAACAGCAGTTTGAAACATTGGCCAAGGAATCGCAGGCCCAGGTCAAAAATCTGGAAGCCAAGCTGGTCGAAGTACGGCGTCAGTATGCCCAAGAAAAATGCGGTCTGGTGGCAGAACAGATCGCCGCCAAGCTGTCAGCTGACCCTGCTCGCCAAAAACTGACTGTATCGCAGGTCATGGCCATGATCGATTACGACGCAGAATCCTGTGCCGTGATTTTCCGCGATGGACTCGGTAGCGCCGAAGACGTCGCCAAGCGCATTGCCAAGGATTTCCCGTTCTTAGCCGATGCAAACAATTCCTCCGGTGGCGGTGCCGCTGGTGGTGGCGCACCCGTTGGTGGCGGTGATAGTGCCGACAAACGCAAGTTCATTAATTTCACCAGCGGCGAGCTGGCTCGCATGCGCCAGAATGATCCCGAGCGCTACAGCGCCATGCTCGCCGCTCACAAGAAAGGCCAATAACATATTATGGCAACTACCCGCATTTCGGACGTGATCGTCCCTGAGATTTTTCAAGCACTGGCTCCGGTCAACTCGCCGGAAAAGACCGCGTTTTTCACGTCAGGTATCGTCGTTCGCAACACGATTCTTGATAATGCTGCAAATTCTGCTGGCGCTGATATTGTTCTGCCGTTCTGGAAAGACCTGGACGCTAGCGGAGACCCGAACATGTCGTCCGACAATCCTGCTGAAATTGCGGCTGCTGACAAAGTAACCCAAGGCAGCCAGCGCGCATACAAAGCAGGTCTGAACAAAGGATACTCAGCCGCAGACCTAGCCAGCGAAGTTGTCATGGGCGATATGGCAATGGAGCATGTACGTGCGCGACTGGACAACTACTGGGCGCGTCAGTGGCAAAAACGACTGATTTCGTCCACAGTTGGGGTGATGTACAGCAACATCGCCAACAACGCTGGCGACATGGTAATCAGCGTGGCGGCAGAAAGTACCGGCGCACAGTCTGCAACTACCCGTTTCAATGCTGGCGCGTTCACTGATGCCGTATACACTATGGGCGACAGTGCAGAAGGTCTGTCCGCCGTTTGCGTGCACAGTCAGGTAATGTCGCAAATGTCGAAAAACGACGACATTGTGTATCGCCCTGACAGTACAGGCACGGTCATGATTCCAACGTACAAAGGTATGCGCGTGATCATCGACGACGGTATGCCAGTTCTGGCCGGAACCACGTCTGGGTTCAAATACGTGTCTGCCATTTTCGGCCCAGGCGCATTCGGCTACGGCAAAGGCGTTCACGACAACCCGATTGAAATTGAGCGCGCCGCCAGCGCAGGCAATGGTTCCGGCATCGAAACGCTGTGGAGCCGCAAAATGTGGATTCTGCACCCGCTCGGATTCACAGCAGCTGTAGCCCCTGCTGGCAATGCAAGCGGCAAACTTGGCCATACCCGCGCCGAGCTGGCGACTGCCGCAACCTGGTCGCGCGTCATCGAACGCAAAAACGTGCCGATGGCTTTTTTGATCACCAACTAATGAAAGGGTGTAAATCGTGACTGAAGAACAAACCAACCAGGACGGCAATCCCACTGGCCGCCCGCTGACCGCAGAGGAGTTCGCAGCGGCTCAGACAAAGCAGCGCCAGAAGCTGTTTTCCACTGACCAAGCGACCACTTATGCAGCAGATCAAGAAGCTCGCAAAAAGCGGCTGAAAAACGCGGCTGAACTTGGCGAAGGCTAAATATGTCTGGCGACGCCTACACCATCCATGGCACCCCATCAGACCTGCTAACATCACAGGTCGAGGGTGAGCGCCGCCTGAAAGTCGAGGCGACACTCACTGGGCTGCCTGATCCAGAGCCTGTCATCCAGTCAGGGGTACAGGCTAGAGTATCCTTGCTTCAGGAACAGGTCACCACGTCATGGCGCGATCATTTCAGCGTGCTGTACCAGTATTCCGTTCCCATCAATGAGGAGGGGGCTGGGATAATCGGCGGCCAGACAGGCTCTGGCGCTATTTCTCACATCAATTCAAGCGCTTGGCTGCAAAGCGCTGGTATTGGCCGCGCATGGATCGAATCGCGCGATGCAATTCGCTATGCGCCAGGCCATGAGTTCGGGGCAGAAATGACGGCCATGTCAAGTCAGACAGGAGCAGGTCGAGCCATCTGGGGGATTGGTAATCAGAATGGTCAAGGTGATGCGGTGGCATTCGGGTTCATCAACGGCCAGTTTGGCGCGCTGCTTCGCTCAGACGGCATTGACACATTCATCCCGCAGGCGGCATTCAACGTCGACAAATTGGACGGAACCGGCCCATCTGGGAAAACCATTCACCCGGAAAACATGAATCTGTACCGAGTGAATGGTGGGTGGTTTGGTATCCTGCCAATTTCATGGTGGTGGTTTGCGGGTGACGGCATTGGTTTCATCCGCTGTCACACATTCGACCCTACGAACACAGCGAACAAGCCACATCTGTCCAACCCGACGCTGCCCTGCCTGATCGAAGTTGAGACAAGCACCGGCGCGACAGCGAGCCTGCGGACGGCATCGTGTCGCGGCGGACTGCTAGGCGGCGCAGAAGCTGCGACCAACGCGAACCGCCAGCAGGTGGCCGCCGTGCTCAGCAAGTCCGTGCCGGCATCTACCGCATTCACCCCGCTGATTTCCGCAAAAAACCCGACCACTTACCTCGGCAAGGTGAACCACATCCGCGCCCGCTATGGCACTGCTTCGTTGGCGTGCGACGGGACAAAAGACGTCGAGATTATCGTCATAAAAAACGCGACGCTGACCGGCGCTGCGTTTGCGCCAAAAAACATTGCCGTGAGCCCCATCGAAATAGACACGGCGGCCACGGCCATGACTGGTGGCATCGACATCGGCAACCAGATTTTGGCAAAATCATCCACCACGCGAATCAATCTGATCCAAGGTGACGCCATCCTAGCCGTCTACCCTGGTGAGACAATCACCATTGCAGCTCGCAGCACCGGAAATTCGGTGGTGAGTGCGTCGCTGCGCGTGCTGAGCGAGTTCTGACATGGTTGCGTCTGTAGTTTCTGGTCAGCGTGTAAGCCTTCGCGCGGACTCTCCATTTGCAGGACGTGGCGGGAACCCGCCTGCCGGCACGACTGGGACTGTCACCGAGCTGGACGGTGAGTGGGCGACTGTCGACTGGGGCATTGGCGGCGCAGAGACCAACCACAAACCGACAGAACTCGATTCTATCGGCGCACCGCCAACGAATTCCGGCGAATGGGGATGGGCAAAGGCATATTACGACGCAAAAAATCAGGACGTTCCAACAATCCTTGACCGTCTCAATGAGTTGAGCGCGAATTACGACGAACCATTTTCTGTGATGTATCTGCTGATTATCGCGTCCGGCAAAGCCCCCAACCGCGTCAACGTTATCCAGCTGCTGCCAACTATCACCAACGGCAACAGGGATTCGGTCACCTGGCCGGCAAACGCTACTCAACCTGGCGGCACGCTGTCGGTTTCCAGCACATATGATGCGACGCGGCAGTGCTGGAAAATGTTGGATGGAAACGACACGACGAACTGGTATCCTGCTAGTGGGCAATGGCTCAACAGCTGGTGGCAGGTTGCGTTTGAGACCAGCTGCTATCTCACAAAAATCGAAATGGTGTTGACGCAAGGGCTATTTCGTCCGAAACGGGTTCGGATCGATGTCGGTAACATAGCTGGCAGCCTCAGTTCGGCGGGTGAATTTTCCATTCCCGAATCGGCAGGAACAGGCGTCACCACAGAAACCATCAATCTAAACGTCGGCATCCGTAAAATCATTCGGGTAACAGTGCTGGAACTGCATGGAACTGGACTGGTCGGCTATCCTCTGATGGCGTACCGCGTGTTCGGGAATAGGCTATAATGATTATTGTTTTCAGAAGCAGTGATTGGAAACCACTTCGCACTGATGCCGCGCCGCACCCATACGGTGTGGCTGGCATTGGTGAAGCAGCGCTGATGCTACCAACTTGGCCGCCAACTGATCTCTACGCCTGCGCGCCAGTTGATGGGCTTTGCTGCGAAGAAAACGAGAAGCGTTCTCGTGGTAACGCAGTTGCTGCCATCCGCGCCAGGGCAGCCATCCGGCAAGGGCCACTCGATATTAAAGAGCAAGTGGCGCGAGAGCAACTCACGCTGAACATGGCAGATGAGGGGCTTATCGAGCGATGGTACGCTGTGATGCTGCTACGCGAACGCATCCGGCGCGCTAGCAATGCGGCTCAAGAACTAGCTGGATTCGTGCCGTTGGCCGATGCCTGGGCGGCGGTAGATTCATGGTCTGAGCATGATGTGCCAGCAGTCGAGCCTGGCATGATAATCAGCAACATGGCTATGATTAGCCGGCTCGCACTGACACCAGACCAAATGCAGCACCCTGTGGTCGTCATGATGCAGCCAATCATGTTGGCCGCAAAATTTGTTGACCTTTGCTCGCCCGAAACAGCAGCGCGTCTGCAAGTGCTGGTGGACACTGGGATCAAAACGCAAAATGAAATCAACGCGGCAATCAGCGCGCCTATCACCTGGGCGGAACGCATGCCGCTACCTTTTTGAGGCATCATGCTGACAGTCGGAACTGACACCTACATCGCTGAGTCTGATTTTGTTGTCTGGGCAACAGCGCGCGGCTTCAAACTTGAGCTGGAACCAGCCGTCGGGCTGACCCGCGCTATGGACTACCTGTCGCTCCAACCGTGGGTGGGGGATCGCACCGACGCATATCAGACGCTAGATTTTCCACGAGACGGCGAATGGAGTGTGCCGCAGCAGATCATTCGCGCCCAGTGCGAACTGGCGCTGCTGTATGATTCTGGCACCGATCCTATGGCGCCAGTCGGCCCGGACGTTAAAAGGGAAAAAGTCGACGTGCTGGAAATCGAGTATCAGGACGGCGCTGGCAGCGTGACAAGCTACCCTGCCATCAGCAGGCTGCTGTCCCCGTGGCTTCCGCTGTCTCGCGGCGGCGTGAATTTTGATGTTCGCAGGGGGTAGAATGGCTATAAATATTGCAAAAATCACCCAGACAGCACGTCGCCTGATCCGTGAGAACGGGCGCGAAATTGTCTTGGTGCGGCTGATCCGCTCTATCGACCCACATGGCGGCCCGTCAGCAGAACTGAGCGAGTCCGTCCGCGCCGTGCAAACGGCTATTGCCAAGAACGAGATCGATGGCGAGCTGGTGCAGCAGGAGGATGTCAGATTCATGATTCCGTCACCGAAAATTCTTGATGACGGAATCTCCGTGGGCGACATTGTACGCGATGGCCAGAACGAATACCGTGTGACGCTGGTCAACCCTGTGCGCCCTGGCGCACAAGGCGCCATCTGGAAAATAACTTGCAGGAAGTAAATCAATGGGATTCGCTGACGACGTACACAAGTGGGCCGTGCGCGTGGGCGCGCGAGCGGATCAAGTGCCGCGCATTGTCGCCGTGCAGATTTCAGGTCAGATCATCGAGCGCACGCCAGTGGACACAGGAAGGGCAAAAGGAAATTGGCAGGCGACAATCGAAACGCCAGCAAGTGGCACACTGAAAGATGAAGACAAGTCAGGCTCTGGCACAACGCAGAAAGTCTACCGCGTAGCCAACGATTTTAAAGCAGGACACGTGTTTTACCTAGTAAACAACCTGCCATACATCCGTCGGCTGGAACAAGGCTGGTCGCAACAAGCGCCATCCGGCATGGTGGCTGTCACTGTGTCTGAGTTTCAGCAGGCCGTGGCGCGGGCGGCAACGGAGGGGAAATGAACACCCAACTGATTTACGATGCCATCACGCCGATTGTTACCGCAGTGGCAGACGCCGTTGGTGCTGACATTGCCTGGCCAGGGTGGACGGAAAAAAAAGGCCGCCCGTACTACACAGTCAACGTGATACCAGGCCAGCCACAGCCATTCGGGCTGGATCGCATCGACCAGCATCCTGGCGTTATCATGCTGTCCTACAGGGAGATTCCCGGCAAAGGCGCGCGAGTTGGACGCAATGCAGCAGCAGCGATGGCTGGCGCATTCCCACGTGGTCGGCGAATCATGCTCGAAGACGGCAGCGTTATGCTGATCAACCGCGCGCCTCACATGCCGTCTGAGTTGCAAGAAGGGGCGCTTGTGGCGTATCCTATAACAATTACGTTTCTCATTCTCAAGTGAGGGAACCAAATGGCGGTTATCGCTCAAAATACCCTGGCGGAAAAAGGTATTACTCCGCTGCTGAAAACCACGCTGTCTGCATCAGACACGCTGATCTATACGCAAAACTCCAATCAGCGCCTGGTCATTGAAAATGACACCGGCTCGCCGGTGACGGTCAACATTGACGGCGACGCAGCCACTAGCGTTCCCGTACCCAATACAGGGGCAATGTTTGATGTCTCTGGCGGGCTGAATATTCCCGTCGCTGATGGAGACGCTGTGTTTTTGACGCTGGATCAATTCAAGGCTTACCTGTCAGGCACTATCACTGTCACTGGCGCTCTTGGCGCGGTGGCCTACATCATCAAGTAAGGAGCCAAAAAGATGTCTGAAGAAATCCAAACCGCAGCTGGCAGTCAGCTGCACATCTCAGATGGGGTTCCTGCCACTTGGGATGAGGCAGGCTTTTCCGCGCTGACATGGGTCAAAATTGACTTGGTAAGCGACCTGGGTTCCGGGTTTTCCAAGAAATATGCAGAAGTGACCTTCCAACCGTTGGCCAAGCGGGAGACTATCCGGCTGAAGGGTAGTTTTGACCTCGGCTCATCCGATGTGACATACGGCTTCAATCCAGGTGACGCCGGTCAGATCATGCTCAACGAAGCAGCGAACTCCGATGACCTGTACTCGTTCAAGATCGTTCTGCAAGACGGCTACACAATTTATTGCCAGGGGCTGGTGATGGGTGACCCTATCAATATTGGCACGATTGACAACGTTGTCACTAAATCGAGCACGATCAACATGCAGTCCGCTGGTCGCGGCTTCGTCTACGTCGCTGCACCATAACCCGCTTTACCTAATGCTAGGGGCGCCAGAAATACACCTAGTCAGCGCTCCATGCGCTTTTTTGACAATTTCCAACGACCGAGGAATACCCGCATGTTTGACATCAGTCTATTCACTGCCCAACAGAAACGCATTGTCGAAATCAAAAAGCCAGACGGCTCGCAGATCATCGACAAAAATGGGGAATCCCCGTGGATTGAAGTGTTTCCTAAGGGCAGCGTCCAATACGCCAAGGCCATTTCTGCCGCCCAGCATCGCGCCAAGGACGCCAGTGCCAAACGCGGCATCGACGCGACCGAGGCGCTGAAAGCCAACGCCACCCAACTACTGGCAGACTGCATTGGCGACAGTAATTTCACAGGGTCGGATGGCAGCCCGCTGCGTGGGGCTAATGCCTGGCGCTCATACCTTGACGACCCGACGAAGATCATCATTCGCGATCAGATTGATGTCGCCATCGGCGAAGCCAATTTGGAGGATGGTGTCGATTTTTTGAGCTAGCCAACCACCTAACTGACATTTACGCAAGACATCAAGCCTGGCTTGTCCGCCCGCTGAAAAGCACTAATGGCAAAAAATGCCCTCTGGATTTGGCAAAAAAAATGCCGAATTCCACCGCCCAGCAGTTGCCTCCGCTGCTTGGTTTCGAGCATGTCGCAGCAGCGTGGTCAGAGGCGGGTAGGTTCACACACGGCGCGCATGGGATTATCCCGCTGCAGTGGAGTGAGTTGGCAGCATACCAGCAGCTCGTCTCCCCTGCGCTCAACGGATTTGAGTTGAGCATGATCCGGCGAATGTCTGAATCATTCTGTGACGAAATGAATGCCAGCGAAGACCGCCCCCAGCCGTACATCGTTGGGCAGCCGATCAAAACCACAGCAGAACGGCTGGTAGATGCCGCCGCGAGTCGAGAAAGAGCGTCGTTTGGCGCAAGATAGCCCGCCGTGTTGATGGCGGGCTTTTTTTTGGAGATATACATGGACATGGCGACACTTGGCATTTCTATTGATGCCAGACAAGTAAAAAAAGCCACCGAAGAATTGGGGTTCATGGCGGCGGCGTCTTCGAGAGCTGAAGGTGAAATCAAGAAGCTAGCCGCAGCATATTTGTCACTGTCAGCCATCGACAAAGCCGTCGATTCAATCCGCGAATTCTCCCGCGAGATGGCAGCTCTAGCGGCTATCTCCGAGGCCACTGCCGAGCAGATGGGACAAATGCGCGAGCAGGCAAAACTGCTAGGCGCCGCCACGTCGTTTTCTGCTGCTGATGCGGCCATGGCGCAGAAAAACCTTGCGGCTGCTGGCCTTGAAGTCAGCGCTGTGCTGAAAGCCGCTCCGACTGCACTGAAACTGGCGCAGGCGGGGCAGCTTGACTTGGCCGAGTCGTCTGACTTGTTAGCGAACACCATGTCGCAAGCTGGCTTGAGCGTGGAGCATTTCAGCCGCATCTCTGACGTTCTGGTAAAAACCGCGAACGTATCAACGGCGTCAGTCCGTCAGCTGGGTCAGGGCATGAAATACGCAATGCCGATAACGGCATCGCTTGGCGTATCGCTGGAGGAAACCAGCGCCGCGCTTGGTGTGCTGCACAACGCTGGCCGCAAGTCAACCCAGTCTGGCACAGATCTGCGTGCCGTACTGGCGAGGCTCATGGATGTGACAAAAGAAGGCGAAAAAGTGCTGGCGGCCTACGGGCTGAAAGTCGCTGACGTTAATGTCAGTACTCGCGGGCTTGTCCCTGTGCTAAATACGCTTGCAAAAGCGAACATGACCGCCTCCGACCAGATGAAGTTTTTCCGCGAAGAAGCCAACGCAGGGGCGCTCGCGCTTATCAATAACAGGGACAAAATCACCGAGTTCACCAAGACACTGCAATCAGCTGGCGGCACCACGGCAAAAGTAGCCGAGGTAATGAGCAACAACCTAGATGCCGCGCTGAAACAGGTCGGTAGCACCATTGAAGGCGCAATCATCCAGATTTCCGACCAGACTGGATTCGAGAAGTGGTTGACAAAAACAGCCAATGCCACATCGGGTCTGATCGGCGCGCTGACCGGCATCAATGCCGAGATGGTCAAATCCGGCATGATGACGGCAGATGCGGCGGCTGGATTTGATAGCATGGCGAATGCCGTCAAGTTATTGGGTGCAGCGCTGGTTGGTGCGGGGGTTTTTGCGGCAATTTATCAGCTTCCGGCTGCATTGGAGGCCGTCAGCATTGGCATGACCGTAGCAACTGGAGCAACGGCAACATTTACTGCCACGCTCCTGGCAAACCCTATCCTGCTGGCAGTGGCAGCCATTGCCGCAGCAACCGCCGCACTCTACCTATTCCGCGATGAGACGGTCACTATCGGCGACACCACGGCTACTGTGTCGCAATGGATTGGCTCACTGTGGGAGCAGACCGCCGGGCGAGCTGGTGAGGCCATTTCTGAGGTCAGCTCGGCTGTCAGCAATTTTGGCGACACCATGCTGCGCTATTCTGGATCGATGCTGGGCGCACTTCTCAACCTGACTGACGAGAAACTTTCCGCGCTGACAGGCATGTTCTCGAATGCGTTCGACGCGGCGCTGTCCGCCGTGCGCGCGGCTGTTAACGGGATGATCAACCTCGTCCCGACGCTGATCAATTCGTTTGGCCGCGCGGCGGAAAACATCTCGGCGCTGTTCAACGCCATCAAATCAGGCTCTGTGAGCGGCGCGCTGGCGGTCTACCGTGGCGAATTTAGCAAAATTAAAGAAGATATTTCGCGCGACACCATCGGGCGGGTGGCAGCAGGTGCTAAGGCAGCAGCAGAAGGTGCTAAGGCGATAAACGACATCGAAAAACTGCTGGCTGAGACCGATCATGCCAAGGTGGCCAACCCAGCCGCCAGAGCCGCGCGCGCAGGGGACTCCCTCGTCAAAGAGCACGCCAAGGCATCCACAGCAGCATCCAGGGAAGCTAATAAAGAGGCACGCGAGGCTGCAAGAGAGCTAGAAAAAGTCAATGACCTGATTGCAAATGCAAATGGATACCAATCTCAATTCAACAACAACCTTGCTTTGCTCTTCAAACACTACAACAACGGAAAAGGGAAAATAAGCCTGACCGACTACCGAGCCGCCGTCGAGCACCTGATCATGAAGGAGACCGAGCTGGGCAGGGCGGAGGCCAAGGCGCGGGAGGATGACAAGCGGTTTGTCGAGCAACTGAACGAGACCGCCAAGCGACTGACCGAGCAGGCGGAAACCTACGGCATGTCGGAAGCTGCCATAGCCGCGTATAACCTGAAAAAAGATGAGGCAGCGTTGGCCAGCGCCAAAGAAGCAGGCGCGATTCCTGCGGTGATCAAGCAGCTGGAGGCAGAAGTTGAGGCGCGGCGCAGAGTGTCACTAGCTGCCAACGCGCTTGAGAGCAAAAAGCAGGCAGGTGAAGCAGCAAAAGCTGCCGCCACCCAGTGGGAAAATGCGGCGAAATCCATCGAACAGGCACTGACAGACAGCCTGATGCGCGGTTTCGATAGTGGGAAATCGTTTGCCGACAGTTTGAAGTCCTACGTGCTTAATGCGCTGAAATCGATGACAGTGAAGGTGCTAGTGCAGCCGGTGATGGGGGCAATTTCTGGCGCGGGTCAGCAGATTACCAGTGCAATGCAACCCGGTGGAGGCGGCATCGGCAGCATCAAGCTCAGCAATTTAAGCACCGGAGTACTGGGCGGCAACGCGGTGGAATCTTTCGCTAAGTCGACTGTTGGCCGCTGGTTCGATCTGTCCGACGCATCCGGCGCACTGACTAAAGCTGGCACTGATTTTAAAGTCGCCGCAGGCAAGTTCTCCGATACCGCTGGCAGTGTTCTCAGCTGGGCTAGCACTGGCATTGATGTGTTCAACGCATTCAAAACTGGTGAGGGATGGGGCAAGGCCGCAGGGTCTTCCATCGGCACGCTGATTTTGCCCGGCGTCGGGACCGCAGTCGGAAGTATGTTAGGTGGCGCGCTTGATGGGATATTCGGCGGCAAAGGTGGCCCTA